TGGAACCGATCCGGGGATTGTAGATCAAATCAAAAACGTAATTGCTAATGCAGAATTAAATCCGGGAGATATGGCAGAAATTATAAAGGGAAACTTTGCGCCACTTCAAAAGATTTTATCAGAAGAGGGTAAAAAAGCAATAGGCCCAGCGCTTGAAGGAGCGGTAGAACCTTTAATTCAAAGTTTGCAAGGATTAACATCAGCTATTGATAAGCAGCTTTCTGCTCAGAATAAACTTTATCAAGCTCAGTCAGCTATGATTGCCGCTTCTTTAGAGGCAAGTAAAAATATTGCAGACTTTGGTGGCCCCGCACTAACTCCACAAAAGCGTAGAGGTTTTATTGTTGAGCAGGCAAATGTTGTGGCGAGAGATGCTGGGCTTCAGCCCCTTAGAACCGGATCTGCCGATGAATTAAAACTACGAAATCAACAAATTAGAAACCGGCAAGCCACCATTGGTAGGACTAAACAAATAGCAGCAACCGGCATTGATACTAATGGGCGACAAGTAACAGACGCAGAACGTCAACGCGCTCAAGAAGAAGTTTCTTCTGAAGATTTTAGGTCTAGAGAAAACGCTTTAAGACAAGCTGCTGATAGTCAAATACAAGTAACTAGAGACTTAATACAAGCCAAAAAAGATGAAATAGCTATTGCTCAAGCAAAAAATGCGGCAGAGAAAAAGGCAATAGACACACTACTATCTGGCAATAGAGAAGAATTTTTCAACCAAATGGCAGCTGAAGGAGCTACTGCCGCAGCCGCAACTGGAAACATTCAATTAATGAGACAGTTTGGTGCGTCAGACTATGGTAGAGCTTCTCAAAACCTTGACAGTATGCGTCAGGCTGGAGTTACCAGTTATCTTGGACAAGACATATCCGGGTTACAGCAATCCGTTGTAACTATGGGTGGTATTATGGCTGGATTAAGCACTAATATGGCTAGACAGTTTGGTAGATCAAGGGCTGACACAACTCCAGAAATTCAACAGCTACAAGCAGAAGGTAGAGATTTATCTGCACAGCTTCAGAACGCTACGTTGAATGGGGTGCAACAGGCTACAATTGACGTTAGAAATGCACAAATAATAACAAATCAAGCCCAAGAAGCAGTGAAAGTTGCCACTAGGTCTTCTGGAGGTATTGTCTATGCTTCTAAAGGCCAGTATGTGAATTATCAACCAAGAGGAACAGATACTGTACCAGCTATGCTAACTCCGGGAGAGTTTGTTGTAAATGCTAAAGCTACAAGAAGCAATCGTTCTTTACTTGAATCTATTAATAGTGGTAAAAATGTTGAATACTCTTCTTCTGGCGGTATTATTAGTCCTACATATTTAGCCAAAGGAACAAGCAAGATATTATCTCCTATATTGGCTGGGGCTTTGGGATCTACTGGTGAGGAGACTGGAGTAGCAGGTAAATATGGAACTAATATTGCTCAACTTGGTGTTGGTGTTGCGGGTGCATTAGCAACGGGTGTTGCAACGGCTCCGGCTATATCTAGCGTAAAACAGGCAGCATCTCAAGGACTTAAAACCGGACTTACAGCATATTCGATGGCAAATGTTGGCTCGTTTTTAGATAAAGCTGGCTACACTCAGGGGTATGGTTCAGCTGTTGGAACAGCTGGAGATGTGGCACTAGGAGCAAAGAATGCAGCGCCCGCTTTTGGTGCAACTTCTTCGGTCGCTGGAGGACTTGCTGCTTATGGCGGCTTAGTTGCAACAGATTTAGCGGGAGAAGCTGTTTCATTGGCTATTAATCCAGAAGCGGCTCTTTCTAGATACAACGAGACAAGCAATAGGCAGGTCAATCAAGGTTATGCTACAAACGTGGGAGAAAATTTACTAAACCCCGGAAGAGCTACTATGCAATTGGGTCAATCTTCAGCTGGTTTAATTTCTGATGTCAGAGATTCATTCTCTAGCGGCAGCAAGGTCGAAGAAATGGAACGTAACAGAAGAATTAGAAAAGGCTCAGAAGCTTTACAAGATCCAAATAGCCAAGTGAATATAGCGAACGATTTACTTAATAATACAGCGCGTAGATATAGTAAGGGTGGTCCTATTTATGCCAACAAAGGAATGCTTGTTCCTTATCAACCAAGGGGTACAGACACAGTGCCTGCCATGTTAACTCCCGGAGAGTTTGTAATAAACAGACAAGCTGCTCAAAATAACCTACCATTATTACAGAGTATAAATAACGGTGGACCCTTGGTTCAGAATATGTCTAGAGGCGGGGCCGTGAAATATCTTCAGGGTGGAGGAATGTCTAGCGGTGGATATTCTTCACAAAATACACCACCTCAACCAAGAATTGATTTTTCTCCGATAATTCAGGTTCTGAGTCAGGTTTCAAATAAATTGGATGGCATAAACAACAATACCAAGAGAACACAACAAGAAACAATTAATCCATCTTCACAAGATGGTCCGTCTATAGAACTTGACACTAATGCAATGTCTTCTTTCCAAGAGTCACTAAACATTTTCGCCCAAAGACTTTCAGAGAATGTTGCAAATCTTAATAATTTAGATGTTCAGCTTGCTGTGGCTCCAGCTGATGTTAATGTAAACATGGTAGACGGCGGAATACTAAACTCTATAAATCAATTTGTAAGAAATGAAATGTTAAGCGCAGTTGCTCAAGAAATTGGAAACTACAGGGTTGGCGAAGGTGGCAGATTAAGTAGATCTTCAACCTCTTTATCTTAAGGAATAATTTATGTCTTTCTGTGAAGACTTTAGTTTTAAAATCAAGTTCAAGCCTAGTAATAAAATTAGGTGCTTTGCCATTAAGCAAATAAAGTGCGCTACATCTGTTAGCTCTACTTTTAAACTTAAAGCCAAAGCCTCCGTTATTTACTCAGGCTTCGTCAGAGGTCGTGGTCCTGATAGCTTGATTAATAATTTTGGATCTAATAATTTTGCAAATTCTCCAGACAATGCACCTAGCTTGTATTTAAAATCCTTTCGTGGCAATAGTGCCGTTAAGCTTCATTACGCAAAGGAATTAATCAAGAGATCCGCAGACGATTTGCCAGACACATTATTTAATACCAATTCTCAAGATTACATTGATTATGGTAAAGATGCGCTCAGTATTGATTACAGGCAGGCTAACAACCAGTTCCCCATTGACATTTATTCTCCACAAACTTCCAGTAATTCATCTGCTGCCTATATACAGGAGTCGAAAATCAGCTGGAGCTTGGCAACTCAAAAGAAAAGACTGAGAAATTCTCGATTTATTGCTAGGGCAAGCATACCTGTTAATAATCTTAAGGCAAACTTTAATTCTCACGACAGCCGAGTTAAAGCTAAATACTTCGAAAAACTTCACGGTTTCTTTTCTAAGATTAACAGTATTGAGAATTATCAGCCAGTACAAAAGATGTACCCAATTAGAGATCTTATTACAACAAACAATAATATTTCTTTTATCAGCCACGACATGGATACTGAGAATCTTTACTCAAGAATCAACGAGGGTGTTTTTGTTGGAAATATAACGCAAAACGCAAGAGAAGGATATATCATATCTGACGATGACGATTCATACATCACGCCGTCTTCTATTTACACAGAAGGAAAATTCAAATATGTTTGCGAGGTTTCTCCTCCCACTGTTTCTCCTATAGAAAGCTTCTTCTTCTTAAGGGCTTCTTCTCCGTTATTTAACTATGAAACAGATATACCACCAGAATACAAAGTTTCTAATATCACGCTTGAAGATCCATCTGGAAATCTTATTGTAAAATATAAAGACTTTGCTATACGTGGTGAACAAGATTACGATCAAAAGAATCAGTACCACTTTGTTACATATGTTTCTGAACCAGAAATTAATTATGCCGCACTTAACACTTGGCATCCAAAGTACCCAATACTAAATGAAGCAAGCGGATATAAATTAAGCTTAGAGGTAGACGGGGATTGTTTTTACAAGAGCTTTACTCAAGAGTTTAACAAAGGATTTTTAGACCATTGTGATTTAGATGATAGGTTTGTCCCCTCTTCTAGAAATGATCATTTAGCTATTGACGGCTCTCCAATATCTACTCAAACAAATGATTATTATTTAAGACCCACCAATGCTCTAAGAATATCTGCGATAGAATTAGCAAACAGAGGCTTAAGCGATACTGAGGGTTTATTGAGAGATTCATTTGTTCCTATGTATTCAGAAGTTGTGAATCACGGAACTTTCGTTGAAAGAATCATACAGCCTAAACTAGTCCTTGGCCCAAGTTATAACAATGACATATATCCCACTGGCATACAAAGCGTTTGGAAAACATCTCCAGACTTAGAAGGCAACACGTTTACTAACCACGATGAAAATTCTACATCAGATAACACTCTTAGAGACAGGTTAATCAACAGATACGTACTTGGACACATATCGCTAGATAGCATAGTTCCAAGTGTTGAGCCTTCCGGTAAACTTCAACTGTTATATCAACACGAAGAACCCTTCTTTATCAAAGCTCTTAGAGGAGGGGCTTTCAGCTTTGGTAATAAATATTCCAATTCTCTAAACACTTCCGTTATAGAAAAAGTCACAATAGATGATTCTTTCTTTGTTGTTGAAGAAATATTTTTAAGAATTAGGGCCAAAAAAGCTCCGGGTACAGACAGCTTCCCAATAGATGTGGTTGGTTACAGCGATGATCAAGTTCTGTTTATTACTTCTCAGAAGAGTGGATTCTTGCAAAACTCTTCTGCTGGCTACGGCAACATGCCTCAAGTCTCTGGTTTTCATACAGTTAATGAGCTTTCATTATCTTCAGAAAGCATATCAGATAAATCAGCCTATTACTCTAGCAATATAGCTTCTAATGCTGGTGGAGATCATTACTATATTTCAAATGATATACTTGTAGACTCTACAGAATTTAAGACTTACGATATACCGCTAAAAATTTATAAAGATAAAGTGGATTTAGGCTTCTCCAAAGACTATTCTATGAGTAGTTACTTTGAGTCTTTATATCTAGATATTTATCCAATACCTTCTGGAGCTTCTATCGCCAAGGCCGACCTTATAGTAAAGCATAAGCCAGCAGGATCTTTGCCACTTGAGATCACTGGTTTTAAGTCAAAAGAAATTAATCGTAGAATTTCTTTGCTTTCTCCATCTAAGAAAAAACCCAAAGACAGGATGGTTAATAGTAATAATCATTTATCTTTAATAGAAAACATCCCGCAAGCGTACTCTTCAAAAGACACTACTCTCAAAACTAATTATTCTAGAAGGTGGAGGGGGTCTTCTGGCTTGGTTTCTGCTGGCCCATTTGATAATACCGCTTTTGGATTCGCTTTCTCCTTCCCGCAATTAGACCAGCCATTCCCGCTTGGATATATAGATTTCCATAATGTTTACAATGATAAAGTTTTTTCAAACAATGGTGGGTCTCTCAGCGGTGTTTTTTCTCATGGCGATCTCTCTCAATCAATTGTTCATAATGTTGGCATGAGATTTAAGTCTCCATCCCTTTTTGCTAGCAATTCAAACACACCTTACAACACTATTGACTGGACATATGAATATCCAAACGATCCTTTGTATGGTCAAATCTTAGACTCTTTCGACAAAGCCGTTCGTGTTTCTGGCGTTGACGGTTATCTTAATTTCGGCAACGTCCCGTCTGCAAGTGGATTTGCTATCTTTACAAGGTTTTCTCCAGATGAAAACGTAAGTGGGGTTAATTATAACCTTTGGAATTCTGGAGTCATATTTCAAAAACAAGACGCTGGAGAGCAACTAGAGTACGGTCTTAGATATAACAACGGATATCTTGAGGGCTTCGCTTTAGATAGTCAAGGCAACACTATTACAATCACAGACCCAGCACCATATCATGTTTACCAATACCCCCTATCTGTTGTTTTAAGTTACAATTCTAATAACAACCAACTATTAGAGCTTTATACTCAAAACGAAATTGTTGGATCTGGATACACATCTGCTCAGGGAGAAAAAGACTGGCCAATTTTAAGAGATTCTGATGGACCATTTGTAATGCATAGCGGAAATAGCAACTTAACATTTGGTTATTCTGAGCATGGTGGCGTTGGTTTTAATTGTTTTATTAGTGATATTGGAATTTCTAAAGCTCACGAAGACGGCGGTGGTAATCTAGTAAAACAAGATCCATACCCACCTTTCCAGCAAGATTCTATTTATACATTCTTCTCTGGACACACTCATAAATTCTGGGAAGACTCTGATCCAAATCCACTGTGGAGTTTTGTTGATGAACCTACTGACAGCTGGAACTTGGGAGACTTTAAGTATTGCGACTTCTCCAATGCTTACAAAATTATGTCTTCAAGGTCTGGTAAAGATTTTGTTTATCATACATACAACAATGACAATTTAACTTATGCTGATAGAATTGATAGAGATTTACCAGCCTCTGTCAACGCTTCTGGTCTTGCGTATCACTCTCAGATTGAAAATGATATGCTTAGGATTCATCTGGATGGAAATAACCCAAACTTCTACGCAGTTCCCCCAAGACTATCTAAAAATTTACCAAGAGGCTATTTAGTTGACGGTGACGCAATAGAAGTCAGCACTGTTATACAACAATCTTCCGATCAAAAAATTGTTTGGGACGATGGAAAGGTTGGCGCTAAAGTTATAGTCAGTTTGTATACACCATCAAAAGAAAGTGATCTATTCCCCAGCGTTAATTATGGATTAATAAATAGATCTACGCATTACATAGCAGAAGAAGACTGTTGGACAAAAATATATAGCAGGCTTAAGCTAGAAGATATTAAAGATAGAATTTCAGAACCTTGGGGATTCTTTGACCCCACAGTAACGTCTAAAGAGTTGCGTGAAAATTATTTTTCCAGAGAAATAGACGAAATGTTTATTCAGTATGATGTTGTATATCCTTCTGGGTCTTATTCTACATCAAAGATAAAACTACATTCGCTTGACGTACATTTAAATAACGCCTTTATATCTACTGGTGAGATAGAAAATCAAATTCCACTATATGCTTCTGGAGACGCTTTTGCCAATCATATTTTGGATTTGTACACAACCGCTTATTACGAAGACCTTAACAATCAAACTTATCTATACACAAGCGGTATTGCCTTCTCTGAGGCTGCTGATTACTGCTACATGTACACATCTGGTGTGTTTAATGAAAATTCCTACATACCGCTATATACTTTACAAGCAGGAACTGTTTCTTCAGACAGCGGCTTTGGTCTTACAACGAATCATTTTGGTAGCGAGGACGATGTTCGTGGACTCAATTTATTCATTGAGGGTGGCTATAGTAATATTTCATCTACTTTCCCGATCACAACTAGCGGATACTATAGTGATATTGAAACTATTGATAACAATTTAAGCCTATTCACATTTGTTGACGGTTTTTCTGTTAGCCATAACAATATTGACATATTCATGATAGGTGGCTTTGAGGAAGCCAATGCGTCAGTTAGCTCTAGCTTAAACATATCTATGTTAATACAGGACAGTCAAATTTTGACGCACAGCGATTCAATAAACCTATTGACAGAAGCTTCACCGTTTAATGTTTCAAGTCAAATTCCATTGTATTTATATCATATAAAACCTCTGAGTTACACTGATGGAGTTGTCGAGTTCTTTAGGTGGAACTCTGAAAACTATGGAACAGCTATAATTCCAAGAGACAATGAATTCGCCTCCGTTCCCGCTAACGATGAAATTCGTGGAGTTAATACTGTTTGCTATGGTGGGTGTGATTCTGACGCAAACATAGCATGTCAAGAACAACCACTTATTACACACGACACTCTATGGTATGATCCAGAATGTGTTGACGGTGGAGTAGCAAGATCATTAACTGTATTTAGTAATGATACTTATGATAGAAAATATTACGGTATAAGGAAATTTGAAAACCTTATTCCTCAGTCTCCTTATAGAATAACTATTAAGGGTAAAACCGCTGGAGACAAAGTTTTAGAAGTTCCTAGAGAAATATCAGAATGGGAATACGGAACAAACAACGATACAAGTTATTCTGGTATCAAGATTAATCCTCCAGAAGGCAATATAGATTCAAACAATTTCTTCGGCAAAAGCGTTACCGTTCTTAAAGATATGTTAGCCGTTGGTTGCCCCTTTGAAAATTCAGAAGCTGGCGTACAAGATGTGTTATCTGGAGATGGACCAAGTTATACCCTTCAGGACAATGGTAAAATTTACATTTATAGAAAAGCGCCAGAGCCTAGTGGCAATGACTGGACAGATCAATTAGACAAATCTCCATTCACGCTGGAGCAAGAACTTGTTCTTCCTACTGGATGGAGAAGAGATTATTTTTACACTACTCAGCGATCATTCTTTGATGATGATAACAACTTATTGCCATTTCAGGCTACTGTTAGAAATTGGAAAAATTTTGGAGAAGGCAGGCAGCTTGGTCATTCTATAGCTTCTGCCGAAAGAGGAAATAACTCAATTATAGTTGCTGGTGGTCCGGGTACAAAGTGGACTAGGGCTTTTCAGCCAGTACAAACAACACCTGTAAGTATCGCGTTATTTGTCTTTAACAATGAATTAGTAACTAATCCCATAGGCTCTTCATGGGAAGAAATAAAAAGACAGCTAAAAGATATAGATATTTTATACCGATATTTTTCTGATCCCCCAGTAGAATTCGACATAAAAATAATTCTTTGCGAACCCATGCTTGGCGGTGGAGTTCCATTTACGCTATCAGAAGATTTTAATTACCCACAGCCAGATTTTGTTAAAAAATATGTCACTAATAGGCACTACAATTTTGATTATAATAGCCAAGAGTATAAAGATCAAGAAGCTGTTATACTTCAAGAATTAATAGATATTTATCATGAAAACTTCCCCCTTAATCCTAACGCTTTAAGCAGTGGTATACCGCCTTTGTTTGGTATCTATATTGATAATTCAAGATCATTAGGGAAAAATCCTCTTGGTTATTTTGAGAGTGGTCCACGCTCTGGCGCGATCAACAAGTTTATAGATTATGTGAATGTTTATTCTCAGCAAAATGGACTTGTAGACTTGCAAGGGGAAGCCTCCACGCCTTACGTCAGGGTTACATTAGATACTGACGAAGATTGGATACAGCAATCTATTAGAAATATTAAGCAAATAACAGATATCGACACATTAAAGTCTGCTAATAAGTATCGTCTTTTTGCTGACAATATTGGAACTTTTAATTCAAACGCATCCGAGTTTAATGAACCTCCACCAAGCGGTGGCGCTGTATTCATTTTTGAGAAAAAGGGCGACAGCTCTTTCGAAATCGTGCAGGCCATAGAATCTACTTCTACTTACACGGACGATGTTTCTGACAGATTTGGTCACGATGTTGCTATTAGCGAAAATGGCAAAACCATTGTGGTGGGATCTCCATTCTGCAATGACGCCATACAGGTTTGGGAATATGATCCTTCTTATGAAGAAAACTTAATGATGAACATTTCCCACAATACTGACAATACTTTTGTGGGTTTCTTAAAAGAACAAAGTGACATAGAGATACAAAACGCTACCTTCGGTGAAGCTTACTCTAAGTACAGGGAATATCAACAAAAAACACTTACTGCCACATCTCTTGAGTCTTTAAGAAGAGAAATTTATTTTTCACTTTCTGAATCGTTACGGTTTTCTTTCACTCATTCTCTTGGCCTTAATCCATATAGATTAATCAAGAATATTTCATATGAAAGCATTTTCTCTGACACTGGTGGCTCTTGGTCTACCTTCTATAACAACCACATACCAACCGCTCGACTTGGATATAGTGTTGATGTTAATGAAGACGGTACTCTCATAGCCGCTGGCTCTCCAACTGATAGCTTTGGAGAAAGAGACGCAACCATTACATGGTTTAGATACAATAATAAATTCCCTCCTTATGGTGAGCAGACAACTCCTGTAGGTGGAGAAAACTGGCAATGGCAAAATTATACTAACGCTGGCGCAGTTAGATTATTTGAAAGCCGAGACTATTATCCACATTACAATAAAGCTGTTGAATACTATAAATTCGGCAACTTGCATGAAGACTTAAGCGACATAAGTGAAGATGGATTTTTCTTTGACGCTATGAGCAACGGCTTGAACTCTAAAGGAATATCTTTTAGTCGAACTAGTTTTTCTGAAGATAAGAAAATACCACAAGACGCTGGTATGGCCATGATTATAACTCCTGCTATTGATGCGTCTAGCGAAGAAATCATTAATAACATAAGAGAATGGCTGGCTTATGGGGATAGGAATTTAGTCTTAGTTGGCAATGATCCTAAGTGGGAGTCTGGCGGTGTTTACCAGCAGTCAAACAATATTATTAACAACATTCTGGAAAGACTAGATATTAATTTAAGAATATATCCAGCCAGAAATTCTTATGAAGCATTAATTGAAGATACCAATGTTTATTACAATGTCCAACAGTCTTTTGTCCCGGAAAAAACAACCTATTCCATAGCTTCTCCGTTTGCTCTTCGTGGGTACGGCGCTGGCGATATTAGATTTTATGACCCCGGCAAGTCTGATATTTACAAATGCACTTTACCTCATGGAACCAAAATTACTGTTAATGGAGAACTCGCAGAAGACTTAAGTGACCCATTTGTAATCTTGGAGTCGATAGATCAGCCCGATAAACAAATTAGAAAAAAGATATACAGAGAATTGCATAATTTTTGCGAAATGCCAATAGTACATGAAGGCGACTTGAGGGCTAAATATTTGGATCAGTGCGTATATAGATCATGTACGGGAGATCCAGCGTTTTTGGACTACGAGCATAACTTAGCTTTTCTATATAAGTCTCACACCACTTGTAATGACTGGGGTTGTACAACCTGTGACGAGATATGTCCACCTGTACCAAGCGTAAATTACAGAGACGCGAGTGAGCCAATACCAGTGATGGCTGCTTATGAGTCTGTTAGTAAAACAGTTCATGTTCCAGCTATACCAGAGAGAGAAGTGCTTAGATCGGTAATTTCTGGATACAAAACTGAAACACATCAAGCTTTTGGAGAGGTTCCATACTCTGGCATAGATTTCATGTGGTCGGAAACAAGCGGTAATTACACAAGTCTAGAATATAACATCAACGGAATAATTAGCAATAGTTTATTTTATAATCCAGATGAGTACAACGAAGTAGACGCAATATTACAGGCAAAGGCTAGCACGCCCCTTTCAGAGCTAGAGAATGTATACGACAGATCAGACAAAACCTATTTTATTGCAGAAGAAAATTTTGAAAGTTTTAAATCTTCTGTAGTTTTAATTGCCGGAACTTTAACAGAAAGTAGAGAAGTTCTATTATCTTCTAACGCTGACGTTAATCTTAATATGTATTTTAACATTCTAGCTAAAGATGAGTTTGGCTCATCTAAGGTTGCTCAAGTTGGAGGCTTTACTAATAGAGCTTCTTACAGAGATGGTTTTCCAGACTCTGACATACAGCAGCAAATGCTTGGTCTTGGTATTGACATGTCTGATGTAGACGTTTCAACGTCGGATTTGTATAACATTTCAAAGTCGTATGATGTCGCTTGGATTGCTAATACGGACCAGTACCCTTCAGATCAAGATATAGAAAACATCAAGAGATTTTTGTCTCTTGGAAATAAGAAGTTAATTATAACATATGGTCAAGATCCAGCATCAACTTCAAAAGTTAGCGTTAGTCATCCTTTGCCCTCTTATATGATTAATGCAGCCAAGGTGGCTGGTTATCTGTGCGAAAAGCTGGGACTATCTATGAAGCCATTATTTTTAGATGGAAAAAATAGATACGCTTCACGTAAAGACTCTTCTGATTTCTTACTTGACATTGAAAACTCTGACATTTCAGAAATAGAGCAACAAAATAATTTTGAACAAATATACTCTAGAAAAATAAAAATTGATAACAATAGCTATGTAAGTTCCGGTTACGGGCTAGACTCTAAAATACAATCATTTGAGATTGATATTCCACCTTGCGTAACAATTGGAAGCATGACTACATGTACTGGCTATCACCATGAAATAATACCCATCGATAAACAGCAAGCTAATTCAATTGCTTATTTTGATATTTCCATACTGGATATTAAGACAGACATTGTTGGAATACCTCAATTGCATACTGGTATTACTAAGGTTACTTTTGAGGTTCCAGAACCAAGAGAAGATGTCCCTGAAGATGATGACTTTAATTTATTCAGAATTTTTGTAGAAGTTTCATCAGAAAGCTCTGTTGAGTCTGAACCTATTAATTTCTATATTGCTAATTGTGCAACTCGGGTAAATGGACCATTTGGATTACCTATTGAAATTAAAGACCTTGATGACAATTACAACGTATTTAAAACCAAGATTAAATGCGGGTTACAAGATAGACTTGTTACTAGAACCAATAAAACATATGAATACGACATACAGCTACCTCCGGGAGTTGGCGGTTCATTAGAAATGTTTTTCACTGGATTGTCTCAGTCTGAACGAGACGATCAATTTGAGCCAGTTTCAAGTCCAAGTAAAATTAGAACCAATCGTCTCGTTTCTATCTCTGGCGTTCGCACTCCAGTTAAAACTCTTTTTGGTGAAATTCCTATATATGAATTACAGAAAGAAATTATTCCTCCAAGAGAAGCTTATTCTTACGAAACGCCTGTAATTAGACAAATTAGTACAAGTAGTGATAAATATTGTATTGAGTCAAATAGTGACATTTGCGCAGAAAGAATTCCATTTGGCTATGGAGATACAGCTCCAGAAATAGCTGATGGCCCAATAGTTGTGGCTCAAGCCGTTTATCACCAAGCTGGTTTCCCGGCTGGACACAATAAGTCTAGGGTAACAGTTATAAGTGATCCAAGTCTTATACAGGGCGCTAGCATTATTTCTGAAGATAAGAGCGGTGTCAATAACAATGTTTCTAAATTCCTTTCTTCGCTTTATCCGTATACGTTTTTCGGAGGAGAGGAATATGGCAAGCAGTACCAAACTTCTTATAAGATTATTTCCCCAGAACGCACTAGCCCGAGCCGTATGATTAATGCCTATCCAGAAAACTCTGGACTAAATTATAGATTCGGCAACTACCAAAGTAATGAGCTTTCTCTGGATTATTATTCAGACGAAGAGGGTAAAAAACAAATAACTCCAGTTCCACCCAAATCTTTTGTCGCAAAGCCATTTAATAGTATGACTGGGTTACTGTCTTCTTATTATCCCTTTAACGATCCACCCAAAGCCCCTCAGCTTCCTCCTTATGAATTCTTCTTAAGGGGAGAATTAGTTAATGGAATGAACCAAGAAGAATATGAAGAATATTGGTACAGACAACAATTTGACCAAGTAAAGGAATATTACGCTTCTGACTCTAAGTTTAATGATTACTACAATGGATATAGATACAGAGATGCTGGTTTCCAAGAAAGAATTCCAGAAATATTAAGACAAGAAGGTATAGACCA